GGGCTATAACCACTGATGTTGGATTTTTTATTTAAAAAATATACTACTCCACATTACATTTATACAACCTCCCTTGACTTTTATAGATTTTTAGACTATCTTTGTTTTATAAGATACTAAATATCTTAAATAAAAAATAAGGAGAAGTAAATATGGAAACGTTTGAAGAAAAGTTTCAAGTTGTAATAAAAGGAATATCTCCATTATTACATCATCAGTACAATATGGAAAAGACTACCAAAGGACTCTCCAAATCTGGTATATCTTACGATCCTAAAGAAGAAGCCGAGAAGGTTCTCTACACAGATGAATCAGATAATCCAGTCCAACCTGCAAACCATATTGAAGGTGCGATGGTGAAAGAAGCTACTAACTTTAAGATTCCTGGTCAAGGTAAAAAGACCTTTAAGGATGCTTTTAAAGCTGGTATTTTTATTGATCCTGTATTGATTCCTCATAAGTTTCCTAAATGGGTAATTGATAATCAAACTGTAGTAGTTGTAAGGGCAAGAATTGTCAGATCAAGACCACGTTTTGATAAGTGGGAATTGGAGTTTATTATCAATAACATTGATGAAAGAATAACTCCTGAGATTTTGAAAATGGTCCTCGAAGGTGCAGGACGTTTTAAAGGTATTGGTGACTATCGACCAAAGTATGGTAGGTTTGATGTTATCAAGTTTGAGAAAGTAGTTTAGAGTTTAACAATGTGTATGTTTGTACAGCTAAAGAAGCTGTGAATATACACATATGGAATTTTGAAATGAGGTTCGGTATGATGGGGTATGGTGGGGTAAGGTCTGGTAAGATGCGATACGGTATGGTGGGGTATTTTCTTAAAAATGTAGTTTAAGATTTTCGGTTTGGTACGGCAAGCTTGGGTAAGGTGTGGTGAGTTTTTGGTTTGGTGGGGTAGGGATTTTTCTTAAAAGATTTATGGTATGGTAAGGTACGATTTGGTGAGGTGAGGTAGGGTCCGGTATGGTAAGGTATGGTAAGGTGAGGTTTTTTACAAACCTTTTTGATAGGATATAAAATTGACTAATTTAGAAAAGATAATGAAAGATGCATTGGAAGAACAGAAGATTCCTTTTGAACAAGAATTTCCTGTTCGTTTAGGTTTTGTTTTGGATTTCGCTCTTTTAAAACAGAGAATTGCTATTGAATGTGATGGTGAGAAATGGCATGATAATCCAAAAAGAATAAAGAAAGATAGATTTAGAGATTATCTGTTAAGAAGAGCAGGATGGAAAGTGATAAGATTTAAAGGTCAAAAAATAATGGAAGATATTGATGGTTGTATAAGAGAGATTAAAGAAGTTTTATGATTTGTGGTTTGGTGTGGTATGGTAAGGTGAGGTATGGTACGGTGGGGTGCGGTGTGGTGAGTTAAGGTGTGGTAAGGAATTTTTATAAACAGTTTGTAATTTACGGTGAGGTGGGGTATGGTAGGGTCAGGTTTGATATGGTAAGGTAAGGTAAGTTAAGGTATGGTAAGGAATTTTTTTAAAAGATTTAAGGTATGGCATGGTGTGATGTGGTGGTGTGAAGTACGGTCAGGTTTGGTCGGGTATGATGAGTTGAGGTATGGTGTGGTAAGGATTTTATAAAAATAGAGAGGATATAAATATGGGAAAAATTATTTGTTGTGGTGATACACATTTTAAAGTTGAATCACCTTTTTTTGAAGCAGGTCAAAGTTTTATGAAGTGGTTTGTTGAACAAGATTTTAATAATGAAAATAATTATTTGGTTCATTTAGGTGATGTTTATCATCAGTCTCGACCAAATCCAAGAGTTATTAAAGTAGTTGAAAATTGGTTTTTAAATAAATTAAAATTTAAAAAGATGTATATTTTATCAGGAAATCATGGTTATAATAGAGCAAGAAACAGTTATGCAGGATCACCTTTAACTAATTTTGGAAATATTGAACTTCTTAAAGAACCACAGACATTTAATATTGAATCTTTGAAATTTTTAAGTCTTCCATATTATTATCCTTTTATCCTCAAAGATATTCCACCAATGGAGGAATATTATTCTAATTTACCTGAAGAACTAAGAGTAAAAGTTGATTTTATAGTTAGTCATGTAGAAGATGAAACTTCTCATTTTAGTGATTATTATTGTGATTTATCATACCTTAAAGGGCAGAGAATTTCAGGGCATATTCATATCCCGTCAGGGCATTTTCTTGGTTCAGCATTTATTTCAAGATATGATGAGAAAGGAAAATCTGGCAATCTTGAAATAATTGATATAAAAACAAAGAATACTAAATTAATTCCTATCCCAATATTTTTAGATTATTATGATGTGAATTATCCTGATTCAATACCAAAAGTTTCAGCAGAATTTCCAATATGGAATATTCATGATATTTCAGATAAAGAAAGTGTTTTAGAACAATATCCAGATATTTATATTCATGAAATGTTTAAAAAACAAACTAGAAAAAAACTTAAAAGGAAAGATATTTCAACATCTAAAAAGTCAATTATGGAATACTTTAAGGAATATATACAACTAAATAAGTATATAGATGATCGATTAGAAAGTAGATTAATAGAATTAATAAAAAAGTAAATGTAGTCTGGTAAGGCAAGGTGGGATATGTTGAGGTATTGGTAAGGTTTGGTAGGGTGTGGTTTGGTTTAAATAAATTATTGGAGTTGATACAAAGATGATAGAACCTTTTGCATATGATAAATTGTTTTGGCCTACTATAACAATTTCTTTAAAAGATATACCTTTTAATGAAGAAGATGAATATATTGAAAAAATTAAAAAACAATTTGTACGTTATTTTGATTTTGATTTTGATGATTTAAAAGATATTTTTTATAAAGAAAATGAAAAATTTGTTATTCAACTAACTCATGGAATTGAAAGAAAATCTGTTGATAAAATGATAAAAAAAGCGTCAAGGTTTCACGAAGAAAGAAAAAAACATTTTATATATCAAACTTCATATCATTTAGATTTAGATTTTTTAAATACAGATGTTGTATTTAAAGATAATAATAAAAATCCCATAAATATAGGAACACTTAGAGAGAATAAAATGGAAAAAAAAATGGAAAAAGAAAAAAAATACACTGATGTAACACTTGAAAATAATGTAAAGATAAATGAAAATATAATCCTTCATAAAGACACAAATATTCGTGTATATGAAGCTACACCATTTCAAGGTACTTTTGGATTTGAAGGTGATCCTGATTGGGTAGAAAATATATATCTTCCAGAAATGGCTTCAGAAGAAAGGATTGAAAAGACACTTGAAATGTTGAAACAAGAAGCAGAATGGATCACAGATTATGTTGAAAATAATGATGATTATGTAAATCAATATGTTCATTTACCAATAGAAGAAAATTTTAGTGGTGCTGAAATTGATGAAGATTTTGAAAAAAAATATTTTGCTCCTTTTATACAAACAGGAAATTACATAAAAGAAGATATTCTTGAAGTATTGTGGAATCGAGGAACTATTGAAGCTAAATATATCTCAGGATATGGTTCCCCTTTTGGTTATGTTGTTATTTTTTCTTCATATGAAATAGGTGATTATGAAACTCAATTTGGAGAAGAATTACAGAGAATGTTAAAAAGTTTATCACCTGAAGAATATAAAGAAGTACAAGCAAATTCAGATATTTATTTATCTGATGATAGTGGATGGAGTCAGGATAGAGAACTTGGTTATTTAAATATGCAGGGTAATATCTTTTTCTATATAGAAGAAGGAGAAGCAAAAAAAGTAATGGAAAATTTTGCAAAAGAAAAGAATATAACTTTAATGAAATAAAAGAAAATAGAGAAAATAGAGAGAGGACTTTAAAATGACAGAATATGCATATAAATGTAGTGAGTGTGGGTGTGAACAGGATTTTGAACACAGTATGAAAATTGGACCTCCAAAAGTACATGAGTGTACAGAATGTGGTGGAGTAATGAAAAGAAATTTTAATATTTCTATAATAATTCCACACCATTTTAATGAGTCTGGAAATAAAATTAAGTATGATAAATCACCAAGTGGAAGAAAACATTTTTGGCCTGTAAATAAATAATGTTATAGGAGTAAAATATGAATAAAATTTATAATAAATATCCAGATGGATTATAAAAAAATAAGGAATAACTTTATGAAAAATATAAAGAAATCTACAAATGATTCTATAGTACCAATTGATACAGAATGGATTAAACAATCTGATTGGACTATCAATCATTTAGACTTAAGATTTAAACTACAACAAAAGAATGAAATGAAACCCATTAATAGATAATAAGGAGGAAGAGAATAGATATGAAAAAAGAATTAGAATGTTGATTCATTAGAAACAAAAATATGAAATGAAATCTAATCCAACACTAGTATAATTTTCGCCCTCATTCTCCCTCTATTTTCTGAAGGACAGGCTATTTATAGTCTGTCCTTTTTTTGTCTACTAATAAAGTATAACTAATATTGGTGGGAAAAAATGTCAGAAAAAACTAATAAATTAATAGAACAGGAAAATAGGAAAGGATTTTTTGGAAAATTAAGAAATTATTTTTCAATAATGGTTAAAAAACCACAATTTAGTACCACAGCAATTACAGTTCCAGCAGCAGTTATAAATGGAAAAGCGAAAGTTGTAAAATTACCTTCTGATTTAGAATTATTATGGAAATGGTGGTTAACAGAAGCTTCTGATGATGCTGAAACTTTAAAGAATCGAACAGATAGATATGATGATTTGTCTTACATGTATTATAATAATACTGTTATGTCTATGGCTACAGAATTATATGCTGATGAGACAGTTCAAGCAGATTCACAATCACAAGTATTACAGATTACAGCAAAAAAAACTAAAGTAAAAAAATATATAGAAGATTTTTTTGATAAAATTGGTATTACACAACCAATGTTAAAAGCTACCGCATTTGATTTGGCCCTTTATGCTGATCATTTTTGGGTAAACACATCTAATCAAAAAGAAGGTATTACAGAAATTATTCCACTTGATGTATATACAGTTAAAGATAGAATAGAATTTAATGCGCTTGAAGCTACAAAACGGATGGATAAAAAACAAAGATTATATACTCAATTAATTAATAAACATGATAAACTTCAAAAATTAGCCAAGGTATTAAATGATACTAAAACTGATTATGCTTCTTATTTTAGAAAATATTTATTTGGATTCCAAATGGAAAAGGACATTTTTCTTCCACCTTGGAATATTTCACATTTTAGACGATTTTCTTCTCAATCAGAATTTTATCCATTTGGTAGACCATTATTTATTAATTGTATTTCTCCATTTAGACAATTACAAACAAGTAAAAATTTAGTAGCAATGGCAAGAGTAGCAAAGTTCCCAAAAGAACACTTTGAAGTTGAAGTTAGTGATAGAATGACAGAAGTAGAAAAATGGAATGCAACAAATCAAGCAAGAGAAGAATATGATAATTTAGGTACAAATCAAACAGGAAAAGAGGAATTTGGTGTAGGTGGAAAAATTTGGACACCAAAAGGTCTTTTAGATTATAAATTGATTGAAAATCGAATGAAAGTTGAAGATATAAACGATTTAGAAATGTTACGTGATGATATGATTTTAGGAACAAGGGTCCCAAAAGGATATTTAATAGTTGATAGAGCATCATTTGGAACAAGTGGTCAAGCATTATTACAACAATTTAAACCATTTGGTAGAGCAGTTTTTTCATTACAAAGTTGTATATTAAATGAATTAATTAATTTAGTTAAATTACAATTTGTAATGACAGATGATTATGAAGTGGATGAGCCTTTTGAAATTAGTATGAATTTTCCTGTTATTGAAGAATCAAGTGATCGTTTGCGTGTTAAAAGTGATACACTTAGATTAGCAAATGATATTATAACAAATCTTCAAAATGCACTTGGATTAGGTAGAGGTGAAGCGATTCCACCAGAAGTTGTGAAAGATGTATTCTCAAAAATATCATTTATTGATGTAGAAGATATTGAAGATTGGATTGATGCTATTAAACCTGAAGAAGATGTTGAGATAAAAGAATCAATAAAAAAGAAAATTAAAAATCGATTAACTGAAGAGTTAATTAAAGAGATTGAATTTAAAACAAAAAAAGATAATAGAATGTTTGAAGGTGTTTCTAGTGGTAGACATTTTTGTAATTCTTTTAAAGTAGATAAGATGCAAAAAACTATATTAGATTTATTTAAAAATGATAGTGGAAAGTTAAAAGGTTAACTTTTTCATATATTAAAAACTAATAGTATATAAGGAAATAGAATAAATTTTATAGGATATTATAAATGATTAAAGTAAAAGATAAGAAAAATATTAAAGAAGCTGTTGATATAAATAAGGTTGTAAAAGATTTACAAGGTAATTTTGGTGGATCAAATGAAGAGCAAATGGCTGGTGTACAATTACTTAAAGGTCTTGCAACTTCTGATGAAAAAATTGCTAATGATTTTATGAAAAAATTAGATACAGTAATTACCAAGATTAGTAAAGAAGTTCTTGGTGGGAAGAAGGAAGAAGTTAGTGAAAGTATTATATTAAAAAATGATATTCGAATTGGTGATCAAATACTTGAAAAAGGTGATCGAATAATAATTACTAAGAAAAATAAGAAACAAGAAGCTATAAATCTAAATGTTTTTCAAAAACATCAATTTAGTATAGCAAAAAAAACTTTGAAAATGAGTGATGTAGGTGCAAGTATTATGGGTGGAATGACAAAAGATGAAGCTGAAAAATTTTTATATTCAATTGGTTATACACAAAATCAAATCGATAGACTTAAAGAAAATAAGAAACAAGAGGCTGTTCCTGTAGAACGTAATACAAGAGTAGTGGATAAAGTTATAGAATATTTATATGCAAGACATTACAGAGATATAAGAACAGCAAAACAAGCAAAAGCTTGGCTACAAAAAAAATTAGGAAGAAAGTTTAATTCTCTTCTTATGAAATTTGGTAATCCAGATGCAGGAAATTTTGATGTAGTATTTAATAAATGGAATATTTATATGGGAACATTGAGAGAGAAAAAAGAATCAATGACAGGTTCTTCTACTCATTTGGAAAAACTATTAAAAGATTTATTTAGATCATTTGGTTTAAAAGTTAAATGGACTGTTGATAGTATTGAAATTGAAATGCCAAGTGAGAATTGGTACTGGGATGAATTTTCTCAAAGTGGGAAATTAGAAGAATTTAATAGTATCGTAAGACAATTTAATGTAGATTATGATATTGTAGATGATACAATTATAGTATTTATATAAAGAAAAATAAAGAGGTAAAATATGAAAAAGGTATTAGTAAATGGTAGACTATTAGAACAAAGAGATGATGGTAAGTATAAACTTATTGAAAGTATGATGGTAAAACCACAACATATTAATAAAATTAATCTTAATGAAAGTGTTTCAAGAAAAGTTTTGCATGAAGGTAAGGAATATAAAGCCATTGCTATATTTAGCTTTCCAGTGAGTCGGCCAGGTCAAAAGAATTATAATGAAAGAATCTATTCAGAAAGTCTTTGGAATCGAATTATTAAAGAAAAAATGGGCGAAAATTCTTATGGTTTAATGGGACATCCAGAAGATGATGGGAATCCAAAAGATGCTTGGTGTGTATGGAGAAATGTTAGACAAGAAAAAATTAATGGGGAACTATTTGCATTTGCAGATGCTTGGCTTTTTGGTCCTCATGGTAGACAAGTTAATGAAGGAATAGAAGCTGGATCGGGAGTAGGTTTATCAACGGTTGGTTATGGTGATTTTGAAGAAGATGGAATAACCATACGAGAATCAGATTATGAACTTTGTCGTGTTGCTGATCATGTACTTGAACCTTCTTTTGGTGTATTTGGAACACTCGAGGATATAAAATCAGAGAAAATTGAAAAGAAAGATGAAGTAGTTATTAAGACTAAAAAATTGATTGTAGAAGAAAATAAGGATTTACTTTCAGAAAAATCAAACACTAATATAATAACAATTAAAGAAGTAAAGGAAGATAATATGTCTGAAAAAACTAATAAATTAGTTGAAAAAAACTTTAGATTCTTTGTTGAATCCAAAATAAAAGAAATCAGTAAAACTGAAGATTTAAAAGAACGTTATACAAGTTATAATGAACTTTTAAGTAATTTCGATGAAGATTCAGATTTTGCAAAAAATTTAAAAGAAAAAATTGAAAAAGAAATTTTAGTTGTTAAAGAAGAACTTGATAAACTTGTTGAAAAAGGTAAAGAACTTGATACTGTTAAGGAATCAGGAACTAAACTTGCTGAAGAATTAAAAACAGTAAGAGAAGAACTTCAAACAAAGAAAGAAGAAAAAGAAGTACTTCAAAAGAAATATGATGAATCTTGTAAACTTCTTGAAGATACAAAACTTTACACAAACAAAGTACGAGATATGTTAGAAATATCTAAAGCAGAAAAGAATGGGATGGTTACTGCAACTGAATATAAAGAATTGTCAGTTTTTGTGGAAGAAAAAGAAGTAGAGAATAAAGATTTGAAAAAAGAAATTATCAAATTAAAAGAAGAAGAAAAAGATGACAAGAAAAATGATAAGAAAGATGATAAGAAAAATGATAAGAAAGACGATGATGACGACAACGATGATAAAAAAAATGATAAGAAAGAAGAAAAAGAAAAAGATAAAGCTCTTGATGGCAATGGTGATTTGGAAGATGAAAATATAGACGATAAAGATAAAAATAAAAAGAAAAAAGAATCTTTTACACTTGATTTAAGAAATGATGTAGAAGTTAATTATTATTATGAAGATTTAGAAGAAGCTGATCCAAGAGTTAAGTTAATTAAAGAAGATATTATTAAATGTAGAACTATAATGGAAGCACAAAGAACTTATCTTAGATTGAAAGATTTACTTGAAGATAGTCCTTCTGTATATAAAGTAAAATTAGAAAATGTAGATAAAGACAGAGAAATTCGACCTCAAACAATCAAATTTAATAAGATTAAAAGAGAAGGTTGGTTCTAAAACTTAAAGATATTAATAGGAGATATAAATGTCAGTTACAGTGAAAACAAACATAACAAATGGTGTATCATACGGATTACGGCATGTTATTACTGCAGCAGAAGCTTCAGATGGAACAATTATATTTGATTTTCAAAATAGTGTAGATTTAGTTGCTACTATTATGGTTACGACTACTGCTGGTGTAGTATTAGTAATTGATGGAATGGTTGTTACTTATCCTGCTGATGGTCAAGTACAAATTTCTGGTAGTGGAAATTACACTGTTACAGCAACAGATATTATTCATTTGATTGCAAATAAAATGAGAGATGATTAAGTATAAACACAATTAGCTTTTTATAAAGGTGTACCAACTTTCCCAAAGTTGGTACACTAATGTAATATAAAATGAGAAGTAATAATCTCGATATATATATATATCGGAACCCCAATTATAATAAATTATAATTCCAAAATATTTGTTTTACATTATTTAAAAAATTAACGGAGAAATATTATGAGAACAGCAATGAAGAAAGACAGAGAACAAAGAGAAATGGAATCTCATAGAACCGAAGAAGCTAATAGACTTGTTGAGAAGTGGTCAAGAAAACATGGTCTTGGTGATGGTTTGGAAGAAGCATATGATGAGAATCCAAGAAAAGTTAAAAATTTAGTATTCGTTCTTGAAAATCAAGAAAAACATTTACAAGCACTTACTGAAGGTCAAATTTCAAGTGCATTTTCAACAACACCTGAGAATGTTATGAGAATTGTAAGATTAGGTTATCCTAATTCAGTTCGTGGTGAAATTTTCCTTGAATGGGGAATGGAAACAGCAAGAGACAGTATTTATTACTTAAAACCTATTTATTCTACTACTTCAAGTGGCAGAATGAGAGGTGCAACAGCAGGTAATGTTACACATGAATCCGCAGCATATCGTTATGCAACAGAGATTGAAGAGGAAAGTATTGGTACAGGTGATGATTCAACAATAGTATTCACAGGTGCATCAGCAGGTAATGTTGCAAACCCACCTCTTAGACCTTTTACGGTTAAGATTCTTGTTAATGAAGAAATTGTCGCAGCAGATAATGGAAGTAGAACAAGTGGAACACTTGTAGGTGATGATCTTGATTCAAGTGCTACAAACACAGTTAATTATACCTCAGGTGCAATAACAGTTACTTTTTCTACAGCTCCTGCAGCTGGTGCAACAATTGTTGTTCAGTACTTCTATGATTCAGAAGATTCAGATCAGTATGCTGACCTTGGTGAAGTTCAGTTGACATTAGCTGATTATCTTTTCAGAGCAAAACCTTATCCACTTGGTGTTTCATGGTCAAAGATGACTGAGTTGTTACTTGGTACAACTTTGAATATTGACGCTGAGGAAGCATTGATTCGTGGTGCAGCTGATGAAGTTAAAAAGTCTTTGGATTTTATGGCGTGTCGAATGGGTTACAGAAGAGCATTAAGTAATTCTTCAGTAACTTTTGATGCTGATTTTGCAAGTGCTGGTGCTGATTCAGAAATGATTCATGCACAGAGTATTGTAAGAACAATTGAAGATGCTGGTGATGTTATTTATTCTGCATTACAGCGTGGCGGAGTTACAAAGATGTTTGGTGCTCCTAACATTTGTAATTACCTTAGACTTCATAATAGGTTTTCAGCAGATGGAAAACAGCCAACAGTTGGTATTCATAAAATTGGTAGCCTTGATGGTATCGATATTTATAAAGCACCTACTTCTATCGTTCCTACAGGAAAGATGGTATGTGTGTACAGAAATGAGCAAGTACCTGAAGACGTAAGTATTGCCTTTGGAACACTTGTACCATTGTACCAAACACAGACATTGGAATTCAAGAATATGTATAAGGAAATGGGTCTTGCACACTTTGGAGATTTTAGAGTGTTACAGAGTCAATATCTTATACTGATGAATGTAACAAATCTTTAAAAATTAATTAGTAAATTAATGAGCCTTATTCTTTAATTAGAATAAGGCTTTTTTATTATCTTATTTTTATATAATCAAACACTAATATAATATATAGATAAAGGATAAGAATATGGCCGTAACAATTTCAACAGATGATTTTAATGAAATTTTAACAATAGTAGGATTTCCAATTATAGCTGTTACTGATCTAGGATTATCAGATGAAAATATTAAAAAACTATTGATTTTCCCTGCTATGAGAACTTATTTTCGATTTTTTCCAATACAAGTTGAATCTGAACATGAAATTGGGACAACAACTTTTGAGATAGCTTTTCCTGATTCGTATACATTTGGTGTAGTTGATGCAAGATTAAATACTGCAAGGTACAGAGGACTTGCTATTACAGGAAGTCCTTTTTTGAATGCACAAAATATTGGGGTTGCACAGAGACATAGAGGTATGTATGGAACTCGTAATAACTATGAATTTACACTTGTAAGGTCTATGGAGAATTTAGAAAGACAGTCTATTATAGATACAAATAAAGCATTCAAAATAAAGATTGATGAAGGTGCTCAAACAGTTTCAGGGTTTTCGAATGTAACAGGTAGACTTTCAATAACATGGGCAAAGTATTCACAGGATTTTTCTGATGTTTCATTCAATAAATTTGATGATGTAAAACAATTGGCGCAAGCAAACATTTTGGAATATTTAGGGATGTTAAGATCACAACAGACTACTGATATACCTAACATACTTGATCCTCGAGTGTTTTTAGATAAAGCAACTGATCTTAGAAATGAGGTTATGACAAAATTCAGAGAATTTACAAAGGTGGTTATTCTCCGCTAGAGTTTATATTTAGTTTAAAAATATTAAAATAGTTTAAAATAGGGAGATTCAAAATGAAAAGTATAATAAATAAAATAACATTTTGTGAATATAAAAAAATAAGAAAAACTTTAGAAGAAATAATAGAATCAAGAGATAAAGGAATTATAGAATTATGTGAAATAATAGAAAATTATAAAAAATATTCTAATACATGTAAAATTATAATAAAAAAATCTAAAGATAAATTATTAATTGAAGAATATAATAAAGCATTTATTGAATTAAGAAAGCAAATAGAATATAAAAAATAAATATATTTATATGAGATTATTAAATGCCTGATGCAATAGCTGGAACATTTACAATGAGACAAGTACTGTTTTTTACACAACAGTATGTCAAAAATCGTTTTGATAATTATAAACGTGATGTTACAAAACGAATAGTTATAAAAAGAATCCAAAAGTATAAAGCAGATAGACCTGGTGGACCGACTATTTTATTTCAAGTTGAAAGTAAATCTTATCCACAATACAATCCTTATTTTACTAGAAAAGATAAACGTGGTCGATTAAGAAGTTATCAAAGAACAACACCACATTATTATGATTGTATTTTACAATTTGATAGACTTAGTATTGATACTGTACACTGGCGTGGTCGAGTTGGAAGTGGGAAGGTTTGGATAGCACATCCACCACAACAGAAAATTAAACAGATTTATAAAGAAACAAGAGCAGATTGGAAAAAAAGATATACTCCAGAAAGATATAAAGAAGAGATCAAGAAACAAAAAGATAGAGCAAAATATCTTGACGTTGGAGATTATAATAGTCAGGTGAATGGAATTAATGGAGATTTTATTTTTCGTTGTTCATTTGCTTGGTGGTCACATGGTCATCAATATGGTCGTTCATATTATGGAAATGTACCATCATCACTGAATCCAAAAAATGTAATTTTTTTACCAAAACATATGATAAATTTTATAACTGTTTTATTACAACAGGGAGTATTAAAAGAAGGATGAAAACAGAAAATCAAGATGTAAAAATCGAATATCAAAATCTTATTGAATTTGAATTTGAAGAAGATAATTATTCTGTTTTTTACAATGAGGATAACCAAGTTTGGTTTGCAGAACATTTTGATAAAAAACTTGAAATTTCTCAAGATATTGAGGTCATTGAGGACAAAAAGAACGAAATTATAATGGAAGATAATATCCAATTGTTTGATACATATACATTTACAGTAAAAAAGCTAAATGAGTTTAAAAAGGTGATAAACTTATAAGCTATCTTTTAATTAAATGAAAAATGATTACTAATAAAATATAAGGAGAAATTAAATGGCAGCGACAAGCGCATCCATTAAACTAACTGTTACAGGTGAAGAATTGGTTACTGGTTTAACCAATACACAATCAGTAAATGTAGCAGAAAAATTAGAACAAAATATTACATTAACTAGTTCATCACAAACAATCGATATTTCATTTTTAGATACTATTAAAACTTTTATATTTGAAGCAAGTAGTAATTATATTGTTGAAATTACAGCAGATTCAGAAGTAATTGAATTTGGGTGTAATGGAGTATTTATGTTACAACCTACTGCAGCATTTGTAGCTACTATTGATAGTATTGTAGTTAAGAATGAATCATCAACTGCTTTAACAATTAAAGTAAGAATTTACAGTGAATAAAGAATATTAAAATGATTTTCCTGATTTTAAATTTAGAAGAATAAAAGAAAAACTTATTGAAGAGATGAGATAAATTATGCGTTGTTTATTAAAAACACTTGTTATTTTTGATAATTCTAAAGGATGGACATTAAAAAATTCTAAAGGTGAAAAAACTTTTTATGGAAATCAAGAAGGATTTGTTACTCTTTTAAAACGATTAAAAGTAAGTGATGATTTGAGTAATCCAAGAAGTTACAGGGCTTTAAAATATTCAGATATTGTAAATGGAATTATTGATCACACTTCACCTTATATTTGGGTGTGGTCAAATATTTGGAATAAGAATAAAAAAAGAATACTAAATAGAGGATAAAATGGAAAAATATAAATATAGGTTAAAAGATTCTGCAAAAAAAGATATGATGATCATCAATGGTGCTCATTTAGAAAAAGGAAAAGATTATCATTCATCCAAAAAATTAGATTTTGGAAAGTTTAATGGTTTAATTATTACTAATATAAATGAAAAATATGAGAAATTTCTTATTCAAGAAGAAAAGAAAAAAATAAAAGAAAAAGAAAAAAAGATAATAAAAATACTTGATTTGACTAAAGCATCAAAAAAATCTTTAGTTGAATATATATTACAGAATACAGATAATCCAATATTAAATGATAGAAATTTATTGGAATCATTAAAAAAATCTGATTTAATTGATATTTTGAATATGCTGGAGGAGGATTAAAAATGTTATCACCTTATGTAAAAGCACTAATGAAAGAAACAGGACAATCTGAACAAGAAATGTCAGTATTATGGAATAAAGCAAAATTAATTACTAATGATACATTTGGAAAATCTGATGAACAATTTGGTAAAAAGGAATACCGATATACAACAGATGTTGTAAAAAGTATGCTTGGTGTAAATGAAAATTGTGTAAAGCCAATTGATTTTTTAAAGTTCAATGGTTCAGTAGATGAGTTTATGGAAGTTGTAACTTCAGGTGCTTTTCCTTCTTTAGATAAACATATTGTATCAAAAGATACAAAGAAAAAAACAAAAGTTATTCAATTAGATAAAGAAGTGGATAAAAATAAAGAAAAAAAATCACTTAATGCAGTTGAAGAAGCTGAAAATTTAATATTTGATCATGAACAATATGGTGATGATGATCCTAAACAAAAATATGAATATGAACAATATGAACAAACAGATAGATTTAATATTGGACAAGATCAGTTTAGAAAACATCATGAAGAAAGAATAAAAGAACAAGAAGAGAATGATGATAAAGAACAATTAGCACGGGAAAAAGAGCTTGATAAAGAACAAGCAGATTACGATAGGCAAAAAGAGAAAGAAAAAGCTGATGCTGAAAAAGCTGATGAAGAAGAAAAAAAAGATCGTGGTAAGGAAAAAGATAAAGAAAGTGATGAGTTGACTAAAGAAAAAGAAAAAGAACGTTCCGATCAAGCTAAAGAAAAAGAGAAAGAAAGATTAGCACGAAAGAAAGAAAAAGAAGCAGAAATGGAAAAACAAAAACAAGCAAGTAAAGAAAAAAGTGCAACATCTGTAAATAAATAAAAATTTAATAATGGAGGTAGAAAATGGTCTTAGCAATCGTTTTGGGTGTAGTTTCAGCAGTATTAGCAGGAATTATCACTATCAAGATTCTTAAAGATTCTGGAAAAGAAGAAAAACTTGATAAAATTTCAACAGTTATCAAGACTGGTGTTGATGCTCTTATTGATAGAATGCCTGATGGACTTACACCCGCAGAAATAGGTGAAATTGTAACTGCTTTAGTAAAATCAGCTAAAGAACAATTTTAATCTATTTGATTTAAAAATAAACCACTATAATTTTAAGTTATAGTGGTTTTTTTATTGACATTTACTTATAGATAGACTATATTATTTAATATGAAGGATTATATAACTTACATTGAAGAACAATTAAAAATATTCAGAAAAGATGTAAATGTAATAGATGAAAGTATTAATGAAGTAACACCGCTATTACTTAATACAAGTTTAGCTATTTATACTGTAGTAAGTAGTGCTCTCAATGCTGAATATCAAAGAAAGAAAAAAGAATTACGAACAGTTAATAATAATTTTCAAAGTTGGTGGGATGAGAAATATATAATAACAAGAAGAAGATTAAATCCTGATTCAGCACCTAAAAATAAATGGTTAAGTAAAGGTGAAATTGAATCAGAACTTAGATATGAATATAAAAAAGAGTATTTGGAATGGAGAAATACTTTAGATGATTTAGAAATGAGTAAATCATTTGTTCTAAGATTACTTGGACAATGGGATACTCATAGTAAAATTTTGAATACACTTAGTTATAATATGCAATCAGAATTGAAAGCATTAGAACTAGGAGAAATGAGTTCACGCCCTTATGCCCCAGTAGAAACAAAACCTATCAGAAAAAAGAAAGAATAAATACTTTATTACTTTCAACTATAATTAAAACTAATATAATAACTATTAATAATTTAGGAAAAATTTAATAAAAGAGGAAATTATTAATGAGTATTCAAGATAAGCTTTCTAAAATTCATAGTGGTCTTATGAGAAAACTTTTTGATTATCAACTTGGTCTTGTTAGTTCAGATGTAAAAGTTATTCGATTGAAAATAACTGAGAATCAATATTTAGATGAAACTATAGAAGTTATTTCTGATGATACAATTACATTAAAATTAGCTCTTCCAACAGAAATTCCATTATATAGACTTAGAGGAGAAGAACAAGATGCAATTGATGATAAAACAGGAATCTTTCTTTATGATATTCTTCCAATTGAAGGATATAGTAAGTTTACTGATAATGTAGAGAAATTTGATATTTTTATTAAAAAACTTAAAGATGAAAATGTTGATACTGATCCATTATTAATGATCTTAAGAGTTTCAGAAACAGTAGGTAGTTTTAATGTTAATCAATTAGTTTGGAAGAAATTTTATTGCGCTCCATATAATATGACTATTTCAACAGAAATACAAACAATAATTGACACATATGAAGCAGAAGAAGAATAAATTAAAAGGATAAATAAATGAGAATAATAGAATCAAAACCTAATTTTTTTATAACTGACAATATTTATGATACTCAAAGTGGGTTTCGTTTATTAGGACCTGTCCGTAAAAGGATAAATGCTGAGTTTTATAAAATGGTTTATAATACATATTTTGATGCAATTCCTTTACAGGATATAAGTGATATCTTAAATGTATATAATATATTCTTAATTCAAGAAGATGGATTGCCTTGGTCTGGTTTTCTTTTAGGTGATAGTTCACAAACTCAAATTGATTTAGCTCAATATGATGGGGAAAGTGATTCTTACTCTTGGATTAAAAATGCTAATTTACAATTACAATGGTATAAAATGGAATCAGGACATTATGAAATTAATACTTATGTAGGATAAATTAAATGATAAAAATGAAAAATTTCAATATGACTTATAAAGACCCTTTACCAATAGGAACAAAAGTAACAGTAAGGGGTATTCCTTATGAAGTTTTAAAAATTAAAAATGATAATATTGTTACCGCTAAACATTTGGAAACAGGTGACACAGTAGTATTTACTAAAGGACATATTGATGGTATATTGAAATAAAAATCTAATGAATGGTTAAATATATGATAAGAATAAGAAAGTTCATAGAAGAATTTAGTACAGGTTTCAAGCTTCGTGGTTATCATGAAGTATTTGTTAATCCAACTAAGAAAGAGTTAGATATAGTTTATAATGAAAGTGATGAAAGATTCCCTTCTATAAGATTTATAGCAAGAAATGATACCAAAGAATTATATGTTTTCAATGGCGAAATACTACATACTATTGCTATGCAAGAGATATTTAAAATGGATGTTTTTAAAATGGTTAGTGAAGGTTCTGATATGTTACCTGGAACCATTAGAAAATTAGATGATGGATATAAATTTACATCTAGTGATTCATTATTTGAAGGGGATATAGGGCATAGTAATCATCCTATTGCTTATATAGAATTTTTATTGGGTACAGATTGGAGTTGGATAGATAAATACATAATATTTTCCCCTTTATGGAAAAGAGCTTTAGTTCCAGATTTAGAAAAACAATTAGAAAAATTTAAAATAAAATTTTCTGAAAATAGAAAACTTCATTATAGAACTGAATTTCAAGGTTTACCTATTTCAATAGAGAATCGAAAAGGAAGTAAAAGATATTGGTATGATCCTTTAAAAGATGAATCAGGTGAAACTAAAATGAATTATGCATATGGTTATATTAGGTCAACAGAGGGTGCTGATGGTGATAGTATAGACTGTTATCTTGGTGATAATAAGGAATCAACAAAAGTATTTGTAGTTCATCAAAATAATCCAAAAACAGGTAAGTTTGATGAAGATAAGGTAATGCTTGGATTTGATACAGAGAAAGAAGCTAAAAAAGCATATTTAACTCAATATGATGATCCAAAGTTTTTTGGAAGTATAACAGAAATGAATATCGATGATTTTCAGGATAAAGTAACTCATAAACAAAAAGGAAAAATTAAGTGATTAAATTAAGAAAGTTTCAAGAAAGAAAATTTAGAGTAGAAGAAATTATACCTTATGATTTAGATGCATTATATTTAGATGATGAATTAATTGGATTTAATTATTTTAAGAAAACTCTTGTTGTAGCTAATTTTCCAGAATTAAAAGGTTATAATTATGTAGTAGATGATTGGATTTTAAATCCTGAAAAATCAAAACCTGCTAAATTATTTCAAAGAATTAAACAAAATGATTAAAATAAGAAAGTTTAATGAAGAATTTTATGATGGTATGTTGTATGATGATACTTACCATGAAATATTCATTAATCCAACTAAAAAAGAATTAGATATAGTTTATAAAGAAGGTTTTAATATTGAAGGATACAGGGGTATTCGATTCATAGCAAAAAATGATACTAAACAATTATTTGTTTTTAATAGTGATTTATTACATGCTTATGCTGTAAAAAAAATATTTAATAAAAATGGAAAAATACTACTTGATGCAAATTATCAAATGGTTAGTGGATCAATAGAAGGAAATGATTATGTAGTTTCTGAAAGCGATACTCTTTGGGAAAGTGAAATTAAATTTAGTAATGATCCTGTAATGTATCTTGAATTTTTATTAGAAACCGATTGGTCTTGGATTGATAAATATATTTATTTTTCAGATTGGTGGGAAGAAACTATGGTTCCAAAATTAAAACTTCAATTAATAACAATTGAACAGGAAAAATTAAGTGATTAAAATAAGAAAGTTTAATGAAGAATTTTATGATGCTATAAACTATGGTAATTATCATGAAATATTTGTGAATCCAACTAAAAAAGAACTGGATATAGTTTATAATGAAGGTTTTGATATTGAAGATTATCGAGGTGTTCGATTTATAGGAGATAATAGCATTAAAAAATTATATGTTTTTAATAGTAGTATTCTACATAGTACTGCTGTAAAAAAAATATTTAATAAACCTGGAAGAATTTTACTTGATCCTGATTATCAAATGATTAGCGGAATAATAGAAAATGATGATTATATTGTTTCTAGTAGTGATTCTCTTATGTACGATATTAAAAAAGATAATAATTCTTATATGCTAGAATTTTTATTAGAAACTGATTGGTCCTGGCTTGATAAATATATTTATTTTTCAGATTGGTGGGATAAAACTATGGTTCCTGAATTAATACTTCAATCAATAAAAGTTGAACAAGGGTTAGAGGATATAGATTAAAAAATGAATATTCATAAATTAATTAATTTTTATAATATAGCAACAAAAAATAAAATAAATAATGGATGGAAAAAAATAAAAATAAAATATTCATTTATTTTTAAAATGATTAAAGAAAAAACTATTTTTTTAAATAATTCTTATTCTTATCCTGAAAGGATTTATTGTATTTTATATAATATTTATAAAATACCTATATGTAATCATGAAAATTGTAAAAATGAAATTCATTTCCAAAAACAACATGGTTATTCTTATGGATTTTTAAAATATTGTGGTAGAAATTGTGCTTTAACAAGTAAAAACAGAAATAAAAGTGTTTCTAATGGTTTAAAAGGAAATACTAATCATAAAGGAAAAAAACATTCTCTAGAAGTTAGAAAAAGAATAAGTGAAAAACATAAAGGAAAAAAGTTATCTAAAGAAACAAGAAAAAAAATATCTGAAGCTTTTAGTGGTAAAAAACACCCTATGTATGGAAAACATCATTCTGAAGAAGCAAAAAGAAAAATAAGAATTTCAACTATTAATCAAATTAAAAAACAAAAAGGGCAAATACATCCAGTTTATAATGTAAATTCTATTCAATATTTAAATTGGATTAATAGAACTTTTAATTTAAGTGGCCAATATGCAGAAAATCCTAATGAGTATCATATAAAAGATTTAGGTTATTTTATAGATTTTATAGATTTTAAAAATAAAGTAATTATTGAATGGGATGAAAAAAAACATTATGATAAAAATAATAATTTAAGAAAAAAAGATTTAAAAAGACAAAATATAATTCAAAATTATTTTTCTGATTTTAAATTTATTAGAATTAATGAAAATAAATTTCTTTCACTTACAATTAAACAACGTTACCAATACTTTAACAAGGTGTTATAAATTGAAAAAAACTGGCGAAATATTAAAACTAAATTTGGGGCTTGAAAAATTTAAATATGTAAAGATAGCAAGAGCATTAATATCTTCATACAAGATTTTGTTCGTTTGGTATGATAGTCGTAGACCAAATGTCCCATTGACTACACATCGAATTAGAAAATTTCCTTGGACAACTATGATTTTTTCAGGGACCGACATTTTTCATAATACAAAAGATGGCACAACATTTGCCCCACCCGTTCCAATAAGTGAGTTTAATGGAATGATTCGTGGTGCTTTAATTATCACAGTAGATATGATTGGAAATAATCTTATAAATACAAAGTCTTTTACAAAGATATTCAGAGATAGTAAAAATCAAATTAGAATTAAATGGTATAGATATGATAAGGAACTTAAAGAGATTAAGGTGAAATATAAATGATAAAAATTAGAAAATTTATAGAGAAAACTTTTAATATTGAACAAAGAGATGTTGAATTACTTATGGAACCTTTTAAAATTTTTATAAATGATTTGACAAATAAAGGTAAAGAATATTTTAATTATTACCATATTTCAGATGCAATTATAGAAGGAAATGATTGGCAATTTATAAAGCTTTCATCAGGTGATTTAATATCTGAAGATTGTAAAAAAGCACATTTAATTAATCCAGTAAAAATATACATTGGAATTTTTAAAGAAGGTAATTATTATATGCCATCAGCAGGTTTAATTTCAATTTCTATAAGTTATAGTTTTCTTTCTTTGTTATTTCAGACTATGAATGCTGATTATAACGAAGAACTTTTTTTACCTATTGATTTCAAAAAATTACTTATGCATACAACATTATCAAATGTTGATAAAGCATTAACAGAAATAACTGAATTAAAATGGGAAAATTCTATACATCATGAACTTGCACATTGGTTAGATGATACATTCCATTCATTACATATTGGTAAAACTTTACAAAAAACTAAAGGTAAAATAGCACCATATTATGGTGTTAAAAATATTAATGTTTCTCATATGGAAATTGAAGCACAAATTCATAGTATAAAATTTTTAAAACAAAAGTTTGCTAATGTTTGGGATACTTTTACTATTTTTGATGTACTCAATAAAGATACAAGTATGAGATTTATTTATCAAGGTCTATCACATGAAGAACGTAAAATATGGATAGATCATTTACTTAAAAGAATGGCAAGAGAAAAATTAATCGGTCGAAATATGACTTATATTCCTAATGATGATAGAATTTTAATAGAAGCTTTAATTGAAGATCAAGTAAATTATATTAAACCTATTTATAATGGAACAATTATAGAGATTACAAAACAACTTCTTGAAAAGAATAAAGATTTTGAAATAAAAGAATTTAAAGAAGATTTACTTAATATTTTACACGAATATACAATATCTGATCTTAGAAGTAATGCTTCAAACCCACATGAAAAAAAGTTTTTAAAAACCAGACAAAAGAAAGGAGAGCAAGGTTCTTTTCTTGTTGGCTTAAGTTGGAATGATCGTAATAAACGAGCAGTAGGGAAAGAAAGATATACTTCTACACTTACACTTACTTTTAAAATTCAACCTACTTATAAAGATTCACAAGGTAATTATACAAAGAAAGGTAATCAAACAGGTACTAAGAAAAATTATCAAATTAAATTACAATTTCAAGCTATTAATGATTGGGTAGAAAGTAGACAAGCATTTTTGGAACTTACTAGGGGTGAACAAGTAGAATTTATAAGAGGTATAATAAAAGGTGCTGATGTAAAAATATGGAGTGATGATCCAAGTTGGTTATACCAAGGGCATTATGAGAATGCAGTTGAATTAGATTATTCACTTTATGAATGGCCAGGTAATATTCCAAGAGCTAAAGGAAGATGGGCATTAATAAAAACAGGAAGTACAACAACCCCTTATTTCTCACTTAGTAAACATATGATTGAAGTACTCACAGTTATTCCTTTTATTCCTGATGAAATTGCAAGTATGATTCGAAAGGAGTATGGAAGTGATTAAAATAAGAAATTTTAAAGAAGAATGGGTTGATGGTTTAAAAATTAAACCTGATCATTGGAATGATCTTGGTTATTATGAAATATTCAAAAATCCTTCTAAAAAAGAATTAAATGATTCAGATGGTTATGATACAAGGGGTGTAATTTTAAAAAATGGTGATTTTTATATTGTGTCACCATCTGAAGAATTAATTCATGTTAGTTTACTTAAAATATTAAGTACAATAAAAATAATAACAACTAAATGGATTGATGATGATTGGGGAAAAGATGGAGATAGTCTTACTGAATTTTTATGTGTAGAACGTGCCGGAGATTCATTTGATTTTTATCAATCTGAAAGTTATTTTATAAAAATAATGCCTTCACTTTTTGAAGAATATAAAATAAATTTTAAAAAAAATAATCCTTTTTATACATTATTTACTCGTTCTGAACGTGTGTTTAATTTAAATGATTAAAATAAAGAAATCTAAATGATTAAAATAAAAAATTTTAAAGAAAATATTGATTGGGATGATTATGATAATATTAGAAAATGGATTCAAGCATATCAAAGAGAAAGTGATAAAATATCAATTAAAAAAGTTTTAAGATATGCAAATAATGATGAATTTCGTGATAAAAATAAAAAATATGTTTTGTACAGAGGTATATATTTAAGAGATGAAGAAGGTTATATAGATTCTTATGATTTAAAACAAATAAAAAAAGATAAAATATTTTTTCCTGAAAGATTACAAATTTCATGGACATTTAATAAAAATCAAGCTTATGGGTTTGCTATTGGTAATAAAACTTGGTTGGATTCAAAAAGAGAATTAACATCTCAAGCTAGATTTTATAAACATTATGGCATTATTTTAAAACAAGACTTTAGTTTAAATGAAATAATATTTGATTTTAATTATATAGATAAAAATAATGAATATTTAAAAAATATAATTGATTTTCCTATGGAAGAAGAAGTTATTATTAATCCTTTTAAATATAAATTTTTTAAAATAATCGAATTATTGGAGTAATAAGTGATTAAAATAAGAAAATTTAATGAGAGTTTATCTAAAGTAGTCTTTCATAATACATATATAGAACGATTATATAATATTCTTTTATCTAACACATTTTATTTAACATCAAATCTTGGAACAGATTCAGATAAACTTCAAAAAGGATTTTATTATTTTTCTGTATCAAGAATTAAGTTTGGTGGTTATGCACATTCAATGGGTGAAAGTGATCATGTAAATATTGTACTTGATGGTGACAAATTTAATCAGAGATATAAAGGTGGACCAGTTGATTATTGGGGTCGTGAAATGAGAGTAGGAGAAAAAATTTCATTAGAAATGCAATTAAGAAATGATGAAAATGAAGAAAGAATATTTTCTGATGATTCTGAAATTCCAAATGCAAAGAATTATATTATAGCTGTCTCTTATACACATCTCCGAGCCCACGAG